CCGGAGGTGAACAGTGAATTTTGCGACAGGATGCTGTTGACCTGCGCCGTGTAGGCGTTGACTTCCGCCAGGGCGCGAATCGTTTCGGCGCTCGCCGCCTGCACTGGCTGCACCATCGCGCGATCGAGTTTCCCGAATTCCTGCCCGATGCCGCTGATCAAGTCGGGGACAATCGAATGCCCCACGACGGTGTTGTAGAGCGACTGAAACGCGCCCACGATCGCCTGGATCGGCGCTTGGACCATCTGGGCCAACTGCATGAATTTGTCGACGAGCCAGGTCTTGATGCCCTGGTAGAGCCGTTGTGTGGCCGCGACGATCTCATCCCAGTATTTATAGATGAGCGTGGCGGTGGCGATGACACCGAGCGCAATCCAGCCGGCGGGACCGAGAAACGCGAGGATCGACGTGAACGACGCGACGATGCCGGCGCCGAGTCCCGTCGTCGACAACAGCGACACCAGCGAGGCGAGCGACACCAGCACCGGTGCCAATGCGCCCCCGATCGCGACTACCGCGACGACGAAGGTCTGTACTGGCTCTGGTAACGAGCGGAACACGCTAAGCAGGTTCGTCAGCGTCTCGACCAGCACGCCGCCGACGAGCTCCTGCAGGTCGGACATCTGATTATTCATGTTCGCGATCTGCCCGTTGTAGGTCTTCAGATCGTCTTGCGCGGCGGTGCCAAATTTCGCGTTGATCGCCTCGAGCATCCCCGCGGCGCCCATGCCCTCAGTCGCCGCGTCGCCGAGGATGACCTTGAGCTTCCCGAGCTCCTCTCCGCCGGAGGCGAACCCCTTCGCGACCAGGAGCGCCGCGGTGTTGAGATCCATCTTCATGCCCGACGCCAGGTTGGTGACGGCCGTCAGCGCGAGTTGCATTTGTTCGGGCCCGACCTCGCCGATCGACGTCAGCACGGCCTGCACGCCGATGATCGATTCGTCGGCGTATTTCGTCGTGGCTTGAAACTGTGACGCCATATCGCTATAGGCGGCAATCACGGCCGGCGTCGCCTGGCCGTTAGCCTCGAGCGCGGTCGTCAGCCGCTGGACCGCGTCCTGCTCTTCGGAGAACGCGTCGATAAAGGTCTTACTCGCGGCCAGGACGTCGGTGCCGAGTTGGCGCGCCTGGCGGCCGACTTGCTCGAATTGTTTTTTCGTTTCCTCGAGGTTGCGATCGACGCCCGGGCCGAGCTCCTCCGCGGTGAGCTTGAACCCCTGCAGCGCCGTGACGGCGTCGCGCGTCGCGTCCATGAAGGACGAGAAGTCCGCGACGAAGTTCGCGGTTAACGCCACACGTCACCGCCGGCGCGCCGTGCGCGCTTGTTCCTCGGTGAGATACGCAATGAGTTCGTCATAGACGGGTTGCGGGACCTCTTGCACGTCGGCCCACGTCCAGCCCATTACCCGACAGACATCAAAGTCCTGTCGGGTGCGGGCGGTCCAGGGCGTGTTTTTTTTTCTTCGGCCAGCGCCGCCGTCCGATCCGCGACGTGCTGCTGGATGGCTTTCTGCACTTCCATGTACGCCTCGCTGTCGATGTGATCGAGCGCGGCGCGCACCACCGCGGACGGTTGATCGGCGATCGCAATCGGCCGGCCGTCGGCGTCGGTAAAACTCCACTCGAGCAGATACGCGACGACCATCGCGACGCCGGCCGCAATCGGATCGAGCTCGAGCGTCGGCGTCCCGCCGGCCGTCATCACGGGCTTGATGGAGGCGCCCATCATCTGGCGATACTCGCCCGCCGTCAGGTCCTGCTTGACGATCAGGTAATCGCCGGCGGTGAGCTCCAGGCGATCAGTCGCCGGACGTCGAATACGGATGCTCATAGTCGCGTGTGCCTTTCTTCTCCAGCGTCCCCAGGTCCGCATGAAACTGCCGATCGATCACCTGACACCTGGTGATCGGCCACCGCGACACCCCGCGACGCGTCACCAGCAGCAGCACGAGCGGCGTCTGCGTCAAGAAATACGCATCCGCCGTGTCGACCGTGGCCGCAACGGTCACGGCGCGCGTCTCCTTATGGACCGTGAGCACCCACCCGGTGATCCGCGCCGCGGTGTGATACGCGTACTTCACCTGACCGGTGGTGCCGCGGGCCAGCGTGACCGGCTCGACGAGCATCGATCACGCCGCGCGCGCCAGCGCCGCCGCCGGCTCGAGCGTCCACGGCCCCGCCGCGACGTACGACCCGCTGATCGTCACGGCGCCGTCGGCCGGGCATTCGATCCCGGCGGAGATGTACGCCAGCCCTTTGAACATGTGCGTCGGCGTGACGGTCGAGGGAATGAGTTCGAGCATCACCGGGACCTCACCGAGCGCGACGCGCAGGAAGTCCGGCGTGAGGTCCTCATCCCACACGCCCTCGAGCTCGCCCTGAATATCCGGGAGCCCGAGCACATACTGCTTGTTGGTGTCCTGGAAACACGTGACGTCTTCCTTGTCGCGATCCAGGTCCAGCGTCCAGGAATTCAACGCGCCCACGGCGACCGTCGTCGCGCCGCCGGTCGGGTCCATCTTCACTTGGCCTTTACTGCCGTGTCGTCGTGCCATGGTCGCGGTCCTTTCGCGTTAGGTCGGATAGGCCATCAGTTCGTACTGGCCGCCTTCGTGTTGCCAGCGCGCCTTATTGAGCGGGTCGACTTCGGGCGGGAGCCGCAGGCGTTCAATGCGGCGGAGCGACATCTCCTCATACCCCGACCCCGACAGATCAAGCACCGCGTTGTGCAGCAGCTCATGGATCCGCGCCGCCGCGCCCTGCGGCGTCGCCCCGTCGACCATCAGCAGCACCGCTTTCACGAGGTACACCGAGCGTTCATAGAGCGTCTTGGAGTCGAGCGCCGGCCGATCGCTGTGGTCGAGCAACGCGACGATGACCGACTTGGTCGCGCCCTGCGGCGGCGCGCCCCACCAGACGCCATGCGGACAGAGCGCCATCAGCGCGGCGTCGTTGGCCAGGACCATCATGAGCGCCGTGTCGACGTAGCTGGGATCGGCCATCAGCGCGCCTCCCCGGTGACGCCGAGCCCGCGGGCCTTCACGCGCGCAATCACCGCCCGGACGAAGTCCTCACGGCTCCGGCGACTGATCGGCACGAAGGACGGCCGCGGCGCGGTGCGCGACGTGCCGAATTCGACAAAACCGGCATATGGCGCCGTCACCACCAGGCGCGTGAACACGCGCGCGGGCGAGGCGGATCCTTCGCGCTGTACTTCGACACTCGCGCGCAAGCCGCCAGTGACCGACGGATACGCGGCCCGGAGCGTGGTCGCGGCCTGCTCGGCGATCGCCGCCTGGAGCGACGCGGCCTCACTGGCGAGCTCCGGCGCCAGGCGCGTGAGTTCGGCCAGGAATGCGTCAACGCCGCCGAGCTTGAGTGCGCTGGCCATGATCTAGGTCTGCAAGTCCGCGACAAGTTCCATCTCGTCGCCGCGGTGATCGACATCGATCGCACTGGTGACCTGATAGACGCGCCCGGCCGCATCGGTCATGCGGGCCTGCGTCGTCACGCCGGGATGATAGTCGCCGTTGACCAGATAGGAGACGTGCGTCAGGACCGTGCCGGCTGTCACGCGTTCGGCATCGCGGGCCGTCGCCGGGCGCAGGCGCACATACCAGCCGTTGGGCGTCAGCGGCGTCCAGGTGTAGCTGTAGCCGCCGTGTCCGTCGGGGACCGGGTTCCCGGGCGCCTCGAACGTCACCAGGTCCCGCCGTTGTCCGCGCGTGGTCGCCATCAGGCCAGCGCCGGATCGCGCGTGCGCATCAAGAGCAGCGCGATCGCCTCCCAGATCTTGACGTCGTGGTCATCTGGCGCGACGTCGTCGCCGCGGTGCTCCCAGAGATGGCCGAGCATCTTCAGCGTCGCGGCCTGCACGACGGCAGGCGCGGTGAGCTCGTCCCAGTCCGGATCCGCCCGCGCGCCGATGTAGTCGATGATGACCGCGCTGGCGTGATCGAGCAGCAGCGTGACTTCGTCGTCGCGGGCCGGATCCGTGACGTGGAGGAAGAGCTTGGCGTCCTCGAGCGGAACCAGTCTCATCGCTCGCCTCGCGCGTCGCGGCCACGTTTGACCATCAACTGCCAGTCGGGCGAGGTGCCCGGCGCGCCGGTCGTGGTCCGGCTGCAGTACCACGCCGACCCGCCGGCGGTGACCAGGTCGCCCATGTCGTAGGTCTTGCCGGCGACGTGCACGCCGAGATACCGCAAGCCCGGCGCGCCGTCCTTGCCATCGATGCCGTCGCGGCCGGGTGGGCCAGGCGGGCCTGGAATCGGCGCGCGCGTCTCGAGCGTGGCCAGGCGGACGCCGAGGTCGCCGAGCTCGGCCTGAAAGGCCGCGCGCGCGATGGCCTCACGCCCGCTGGCCGCCTCGAGCTCGGCGACCTTCAGCGACACGGGGCCTACCAGCCCACGGATCGTCTGCCCCAGGTGGTCGGCGAGGACATCAGGCCGCATGGAGTCCCTCGAGTGATTTGGTGAGCGCCGCCATGAATTGTTTTTCCTCGGCCTCGTCGTCGACCGGCGCCGCCGGGGGGAGTGCCGGCGGGCCGGGCGCGGCAGGCGTCGGTTTCGAGAAGGGCTTATCGGCGTCGCGTTCGGCGAGCGCGGCCAGTGAGTAATTCTGTTGCTGCATGTAGGGCGTATCGCCGCCCTTCACCGTGCCCAGGCCGAACCACTTGCGGCGCGCCTCATCGGGCGACAGCGCACCGGCACCGATCGCTTCCGCGGCGGCGCGGGTCTTCGTGGCCGTTACCATCCAGATCAGATCATCGATGTTGAATTCGGTTCCATAGGGCGACTTCAGCTCGAGACCTTCGTCGAGCGACGTTTCGAGATTCGTCATCAGCGCCTGCAGACACTGCGAGTGATATTTCAGCCACAACGCCTCGATGTCGCCCGCCGGCACGTCGTCGATGTCGAGCAGGGCGGGCGGGACGTGATAGCAGGTGCAGATCTGCTTTGATCCCCAGTTGAGTTGCTGGATGAGTTGCGCGTCCGCCGCGCTCACCGTCATCGGTTCGTACTTCAGACCCTTCCCGACGACGGCGACGCGGCCGATGTTGACGCCCGAAAAATTCTCTTCCCAATAGGTCTTGATGCGCTGCGCTTGCTCCTCGCCGATTTCCCCGGGCGCGGTCAGCACGCCGCCGGGATGCGACCCGCCACGAAAAAACTGCTCGCTCTTGGTCTGGATCGTCAGGCCCTGCTGCGCCGCCAGCCCGCACGCATACAGCGGCGTCACGCCGACGAGCGGATGAAACAGCGTCACCATCGGGTCGTGAATGATTTCACTCGCGGGGACGACCAGGTCCTGGCCTTCCGGCAAGTCGTCGGCGACGCCGACGAGGTTGTCGCGCTTGAGCCCGTAATAGACCGCGCCGTCGGGCGCGATCAGTGGCGTGACGCGCGACGGGTCGAGCACATAGAGCGCGGCGACGACGCCCCGCTCGTCACGCTGCTTCAGCACGTAGGCGTTGCCCGCGATCAGCTTCGACGTGATCCACTGCTCGATGAATTTATGGATCGTCTGGTAGCGGTTCGGTTTTCGGAGGACCGGCGAATAGGCGACGTTGCGGGTCGGGGTCCAGATGCCGTCATCGCGCTCGGCGACCAGACGCAATTCACACTTCCCTACGTCGGGGGCGATCAGTGTCACGCAGCCGAAGACCGCCGGGTGCTCCAGCGCCGTGCCCGCGCTGATGGATTCGTTATTCTGCCAGGCACCCATGTACGGCTCGCGGATGAGCGGAAACCACCCGCCCCGCGACGCCGCCGGGCTCATGTTGGCCGGCGGGCGACGGGCGCGGGTGATATCCAGTCCGAAGAACCGCATGGGTCCTCAGGCGAGCGGGTAGACAGCGCCGGTGAGGTAGTACACCGAGCTCGTCGTCGCGCGTTTCCAGTTGATGAAGCGTTCGGCGCGCAGGCCGACGAGGTTGTCCTGCCACAGCGACGCCCAGACAGTGGTCGCCGGATCGGCCGGGTTCACCGGCGCGTCATTCATTTGCAAGGACGCTTCGCGCGACACGTCGATCGACACGCCCCCGTCGTCCGCCAGCAGGATGAATTCCGGCTGCAACCCGATGACCTTGTCACCGACGGCATTGCTGGCGACGATGGTTACGCCGTTGGCCGTGCCGCCCTGGGGGCCAACGTTCGGGAAGATCACCTGGCCGAGCGCGTCACGCTTGTAGCCCATCGCGAAGGCGTTCGTCTCGTTCATGATCACGACGAGCCCACTCAGCTTCACACCATTCCCGGAGAAGAACGTGATGATCGTTCCAAGGTCCGTTGATGGGTTGTCGGCCGACGCCGCGGTCCCGGCGCCATTGGTGACCGAGGCCGGCGACACGTTCGCGACTTCGGCGACCGCCGGATCGGTGAACTGGGTATCAAGGAACTGCGCGATACCCTTGATCATGTCGTTGCGGACGATCTTCTCGGCCGATGGCGACGAGCTCCGGACGAGCTCCTCGGTCAGCACGATAATGCCGGCCGCCTTCGCCATGCCCAGCGAGGCCGAGCCGAACTGTAGTTTTCCCACCGGCTTGGCCTTGGCCTGGCCGACCCACTTGTACGTCCCGCCCGCCGTCTGGATCGGGACCGACACGTTAAAGGGGACTTCCGTCAGTCCGGGGATGCGGCCGAGGATCGTCGCCGGCCGAGAGAGCTCGATGAATTCGTTGGTCAGGTTCGACACAGTGACGAGCGCGCCGGCCCACGCCGGATCGGTCGTCGTGCCCGGCGCGACGGCCGCCTTGATCAGGAGTTCGACTTCGGGCGTCGAATCCTTCCACTGCTTGGCGTATTCGAGGGCCCGGAAGCTGTCGCCCTTGGAGTTGAGCATCGCCTTGACGTAGCGGACGAACGCCGTACCGGGCTCCACGTTCGGGCGTACGGAAATCTGCGGCAAGATCGGGAGGCGCGATAGGTTCGGCGCGCCGTTGGTCATGAGCGGGACCGGCGCGGCCGCCGCGATCTGCGTCTTCTCGAGGGCGCGCAGCCGCGTCAGGTGCGCATCGACGCTTTTTACTTCGAGGTCGAGCCCGTCGTATTCATCACTCTGATCGGCGTCGAGGGTGTCGTCGCCGGCCTTCGTCATGAGCTCGGCCATGCGCGCGGCCAGCGCCGCGCGCTTGTTTTCCCATTGGGTGATCTGTTCGGTCGTGGTCTTAGTGGCCATGGTGCGCGTTCCCACGCGGACGACTGGCAGGCCCGCGACGCCGGGCGGGGTGAGGCCAGACGCGGCCAGGTGCGGCGCGTCGTACGACTTGATCGAACGGATCGTCGTCTCGACGTTGGCCGGCACGGTCACGAGCGAGAGCTCGCAGATTTCGGTCTTCAGCAGATGCAGCCCACCCGACCTGAGCACCTTCACACCGTCGGTGAGAGGGCGGAACCCAATCGACACGCCCGTGATCAACCCGGCCTTGATCGAATGCCACGCCTCAGTGACGCGATCGCGCACGGTGCCTGGCTCGGGAATCTCGGGCAGCGTCGCCTCGAAGAGGATGCCCTCGCGCGTCGCGGTCAGCGTGGCGCGGCCGACGGGGCGCTCCTTGTCGTGATGCAGCAGCAGGGGAAGCGGATTCGCGAACGTGGCGCCGAGGGGCTCGAGGATGTGGCCATGGCGGTCCGGCGTCGGGGTCGACGCCAGGCCGGTGATCGTGCGGCGTTCCCCGTCGAGCGCCTTTATCGAGAGCAGCGCGTACGCGCGGTCGAGCACACCGGGGAGTATCGCGGTGACGAGAAGGATCGG